GTTTCCAAAGATAAAATGCCTATAAATAAAGATGTGTTTAATAATTTTTTAAATGCCCTTGACATTACTGTGAAGCCTGTTAGTTATAGAGTGAGTGTTGAGGAAACATTCGATTTAATTCGCCTCAGCAAACTGTGTATAGGTTACGAAGGAATTGGACAACAGATCGCATATCACTATGATAAGCCTTTAATAAGTTTGTCCAACCTTACACAGGTATCGAAAAACACTGGTGGTCCAGAATCAAAGATCACCAATAACCTAGAAGACGTAAGGAGTTGGTTGAATGTTTATTGATCCTATTATTATGCAGTGGGGTATTATATTAGGTGCATCTGTCTGTGCTTTTATGATTGGTATGCTTTGGTCTGAGAACAGAAAAGAAACCATCATAGAAAACACTATAGTTTACCTAGTTGATAATGGGTTTATGAGAGCACAGAAAATTGATGGTGAATATGAAATTCTGAAATTAGACGAATTTGACAACGAGTAATTAGTGTGGTATAATCTTAATATATAGTGTATTATTATATATTATGGAGAGTGCCTATGGCTAATACGCCAAAGCGAAAAAAAAACCTTACTGAGGAACAGAGAGAAGAACTTCGTGAGCGGCTAGAAATAGCACGTTCTGCAAAGGAGCCTTCGAAACAATTATCTGTTCATGAGTCTATTAGAGGACTTCCTGATACTGACAACTTTGCTCCGCCTAGGGTAAAGGGGTGGATTAAAGCAACCAAAGAACGACTTAATGGGATGCGTAAATGGAAAACTTCTAAAGACCCAAAAGAAAGAAAAGCTCGTACAGAGGAAGAGGTATATCTTAATAACCTTCAGGCGTACCTTCGTACTGGTGTGTATCTAGACAATCGCTGGGGAGCAGAAAGACAACACAGCGTTCAAAGTATATGTGTCGCAATGGCATATCACGCTGACGGAACCCCGAAAAGAACAATTGGGACATGGTATCCTGATATAGGAACTTACAGTAAGGAAATGGCAGAAGAAGATGCAGGAGAATTTTTTAACAAGACCAAAATTCACACTACTCGTAGAAAAAACAGTAAAGGAACATAACTCGACATATATGGACGCTATCATTCATGTTTGTGAAGATCTTACAGTAGAGCTTGAAGATGTCCGAAAATTCATATCGCCTACTATTAAAAACAAACTTGAAGCAGAAGCTATGACTTTAAACTATTTACCTAGGCAGAACACATTACCTATTGATCTATAAGAGACTTCTTTGACATGATTATTCCACCAAAAATATACCTGAAGCGAAAAGATATTCCCATTGAATCTTTGTATGACATGAGAGATGAAGATGGAGAGACGAAACCAGCGGGTACATATAGTAAAAAAAATGGCGCTAAAATTGATCCAGATACAAGATCGACTACAATAAAAAAAGTTTCGACTCAAGATTATCCCGAAGTTAATCACATCTTGCTTAACATGGTTAATATTTGGGATGGGACTTTAGACCCTAATGATTACTATGTTGGTGAATATAATTATCTAAAGTATGGTGAAGGTGATCATTTCGTTAGGCATAAAGATCATATAACCAAAAAGAGTGGGAGTAGTGGAAGGATTTATTCTACTACTACTATCATAAAAAAATCAGATGATTTGGTCGGTGGTGATTTTGTAATATGGGATGATGTTAAAATGGAACATACCGTCAATCTTGATGTAGGAGAAACTATATTCTTTTCATCATTCAGAGATCATGAAGTCAGGAAAGTTATGAAAGGAGAAAGAGAAGTTCTTGTCGCTTGGATATACAAAAAGACTTGACACTATATAAATACATCTTTATAATGCAACTCAGTGGATAACACTTAATACTATAATATAACTTAATATACGGAGAAATACAAAATGTCATTCGCAGCAATGAAACGTAATCGTACAGATCTTAGCAAAATTATCGAAGCCGTAGGTGGTGGTGATCAAAAAACCAACGATAATAATGATGATCGTTTTTGGAAACCTACAATAGATAAGGCTAAAAACGGCTATGCAGTCGTGCGGTTTCTTCCCGGCACTGAAGGTGATACAATGCCTTTCGTGAAATACTTCGACCATTTCTTTAAAGGTCCAACAGGTCAATGGTATGTAGAAAAGTCTCTCACATCCATTAAACTGCCCGATCCACTATCAGAAGCAAATTCTAAACTATGGAATGAGGACGGCTCAGAAGAAGCCAAGCGTATTGTTCGTGAGCGCAAGCGCCAATTGCGCCATGTCGCAAACGTCCTAATTGTTTCAGATCCGTCGAACCCAGAGAACGAAGGTAAAGTGAAGCTGTTTCGTTTTGGTAAAAAGATCATGGATAAAATCCAAGATTCTTTGCAGCCACGGTTTCCTGATGAGCAGCCAATGAACCCATTTAATATGTGGGAAGGCGCAGACTTTGTTATCAAGATCCGCAATGTAGAAGGCTATGCCAACTATGATGCGTCTACATTCAAAGCAATCGCCCCGATCCCGGGTTCAGATGATGAGCTGGAAGCCATCTATAACCAACAACATTCTCTTAAAGAGTGGTATGATCCTTCGGAGTATAAAACATATGACGAATTAAAGAATCGTTTGGCTATTGTATTGGGAGAGTCATCTAATTCTACACGGAAGTTTGAGGAATTGGATGACGAGATCCCAAACTTTGATGCACCTCGGCCAATGGCGGCACAGTCACCTCCATCTGTTGCAGCAGTAGAAGTTCCTACAGCAGAGTCCTCTATGGATGATGATGAAACTATGAAATACTTCTCTAACATGCTTAAAGAAGATTAAAGAAAAGGGGCCTACGGGCCCCTTTTTTATTAGAAGACTAGTCCGGGTGCTACGCCAAATCCCATCATCCCCATATACTTTTTATCATATCTCGAATCAGTTGCGGCCATACCATCCCCCGAAACCATGGGGGTCTTCCCCTTCGCCGTCTCCATCTTAGTCTGAGATTGGTCAATATTATTAATAATCACATCAAATCTAGAACCTTTTAGTATTTCATCCAGAGTTGATAATTCATTTCCTCTAAGTGCGTCAAGTCCTGCTAAAGCACCAGTTAAGCCCATACCATCTTCAGATGCATAGAATTCTTTTTTGGTAAGTATACCATCAGCATTAGTGTCTGCAGTCAAAATATTACTAATTAGTTTTTGCTCAAGTGCGGCTCTTGCAATAGCCTCTGCATCTGCATCTGGCGGGGCAAGACCTAAACTTTTCTTTAACCATTCTGGTAACATACTGGTCACAGATGCGGTCAAGTCAGATACTACTTTACTAATATTCGGTAAAAACCCTGTAAACCATTTAAAGAAATCTGTTACCCAATCAGTGATTGTTTCTCTTAGGTTAAACTTAGGAGCATCATCAGCTATCCAGTCAAACTTTTGACCGATCCAATTTATAATGGTATTTATAGGGTCCCATATTATATCTAATAAACCTTTCCCAACGCCTAATACTCCAGCGACAAGATTTTCAAATGTTAATAATGAAAAAGCATCATTGAAACCACTTACCAAAGATTCTGTAAAATCTGTGAGACTATTCCAAATGCCATCCTTGACATAGTTAAATGAATTGCTAATAGTTTCAACTGAAAAGAAATTAGTGACTGTTTCCCAAGCCGATTTGATATTATCTCCTATACTTGTTATACCTTCTGATAACATATTTGAAATATTATTAAATGTTTTTTCAGTCCAATTGAAAACTTCAAGAAACTTATTAGAAACAAAACCATCTTCTGTTGTTGGTAAAAATATTTGTATAATATTATCTACGGTTCTTGCTAGAAAATCTGTGATGCCTTTAATAGTATTCCAGATTGAGTCGAAGGCACCTGTGAAATCTCCCTCTATTAACGCTCTGAATGTATCTATTACACCATCTATGGATAGAGCAGTAGTTGCGATAATATCCAGAATAAGATCTTGCACTTGTTTTATAAAGTTTGGGATAAAATTCTTCACATCTTCAATTAATTTCTTTACTCCCTCAGTCTCAGCAGCAGCCTTAAATGCATCCATTAAATCAGTAAATGTTATTTTTAACTTTGTCCATGTTTCTGAGAGAATAGCGATAGTAGATTTAAAGTTTTCGTTTTCTGCAATGTTTTTAAATAGAACGTATGCCGCCATTAAAGTTAATCCAACTGGCCCTAGTAATAAACGTCCAGCCATTACTATTGGTCTTATAAGTCTTCCAGCAGCACCAGCCATTTTACCTAACGTACCAGCTATACCAAAACCTGAGCCAAATCCAACGCCATCTTTAAATGATCCTAATATTCCCAAGTCAGAGTTACTTCCGCTTTTACCTTTCCTAGCACCTTTTTTGCTTTTTTTTCTAGCTTCTTCCTCATCTTTCCTCTGACGTTTCAAAAACGTAAAATGATCGGACATTGTTTTATTGAGTTTTTTTACGGCGTCAGTAGTTTGTGCCTGAGATTTATTATTCTCAAGTAACGCCTTAACAACTTTGTCGAAATTATCTGCCATTGCTCATCTTCTGCCTTTCAGCTTCTTTGTTCTGTTCTTTTATCTGATCAATCAACATACTCAAATATATCTCTCTTTCCCATGGTATCATATTTTCAACATCTTCTAGCGAATAATTATGATTTTGTATCAGCTGAAAATTTACTTGGTAGTAATTCACTAAGTTATCATGGGAAAGAGATACTAAAAAAAATCATTCATACCTTTTAAAATTAATTCTTGTTTTGCACCACAGCCACTACACTCATATGAAGCATCGTAAGTAACCTGTGGGATCGTCTCAATAAACTTTCTAATCATATCAAACTGTGATGAACTTAGAGATTCAATGAACCCCATTTGCGATGAAACAGTTTCATCGGAAAACAACATACTTTCATCTTCAGTTAAAACTGAGTCAACGCATTTTAAAATCATGCTAAATGTCTGTTCAGTTGGTGATTTAGAATCTAAAATAGATTGATCTAACATACCAAGATATGATGGATACTTCATCTTAATACTAATATCATCATTCAGTTTAATTATATTGTCACCTTGTGGAGCATCCACCACTAGATCATCAAGAACAACCTTTACATCATTGGCCGTTTCACATTCGCCACACTTGGGCGCAAGCGTTATACTCTCACCTACAGATTTGGCTCTGATCTTGACGAACATATATTCAACATCAAAACTGGTCAGCAGGCGCTTATTAATTGGATCGTCAACACAAGCTTCAATGGTATCTGCAATAGCTTCAAAGATCTGCAACTGATCTTCACTTTCCATTGCCATCATCAAAATCTTTTCTTCTTTCACAAGATAGGGTCTGAATCTTACATTTTGTTGCGTCGAAGGTATAACAAGATCATATTTTGGTTTATCATTTAACTTAGGTAGTGCCATTTCATTTCATCCTTTAGATTATAATATTCTACTCAGTGCTGTGCCAATTTGTGTTTGTATAAACTTTTCTGTTGCACTAGGTATATTTACGCTATTTGCAAACCAGTTGGTGTATGATAACTGCACATTAACCTCAACAACACCATCCAGCTCATTATTTAGCTGTATATCATTCATTGTAGTCGGGAACGCATCTATAAGTGTGCATGAGTAAATAACATCGTCATTGGTCACATAGTTCAAATCAAGTTGTCCTTGGGCTAGATCAATAGGACCAAACCTAGGTAGTCTATTTTGTATCTCTGATGGAAGTTTTGGAATGCCCAGAGGTGTAGAATACACTGGAAGCCCAATTCCCTTTTTCAATTGCTCTATAACAATTTGCTTGCCATAACCTTCTTTACCTCTAAGATACCCAATCTCATGTGCATCTTGATTAACGGCAAGGTTTTGCCAAACTTCGAAATACTTTCTAATACCATAATCATTAAGAACATAAAAAGTCATGGACACATCACTAACAAGATATCCATACGGTGTCTTCTGAGTTTTCATACCAACCTTACGCTCATTCGTCAGAACCTGCTTACCGGGCAATACAACGTCCTTACAGAGCAAGTTCACTTCCTCCATGGTTGCACCCGGCAAAGATGGTAACTTAACTCTAAAGACGTTAGAACGGGCTATACCATCCTTTCTAGAAATAAGACTTTTCATTTGTTCGATATTAGCCATCTTAGATCATTCCTTTAGAGTCTTTATATACCTGAGACTGACTTGCCTTCTGCCAATCAGCTGTAGGTAAGAATGTAGCAATCTCCCATTCAGGTGCAGGTATTCTTGCAAATCGACTTCTTACTTGTTTAGTAAGGTAATGTTTCACACAGGGTTTAAAGTGTTTATACTTTGCAGCAGACTTTAACATATCATATGTGATATCAAATCTTGTGCTTTCGTTATACTTTTCGTTTGTGGTCACATCCATTAAAGCATCCAGAAACTTGGCTCTAAGTGCTGGCGGAAGGTAATGTAAGTTCAATCCAAGGAAACCATTTTTTGCGGGACCGATGACTATTACCAATGGAAAGGCATCATAGTATGGCAAAGTGTCTTTGTGTTTTGGATCATAGAAGAACATCTGCATAGACCCGACTAGCGTTCTATTTTTGAGGTTTACCGAGTCGGACTTCATGAGATCGCTGCGATTAATTCTTCCCACTTTACTAATGTTAGATAACCGCTTACGGAACCAATCCCTAGACTGTTTAGTTCTAGGGGTGATACCTGCTCTGAATGCTTCTATTTCTAGGTTTTTAAATAAGTTTGACATATCTTTATTTATATCTATTTTTAGGGTTGACGAATCTTAAAATTCGTATATAATTAAGAAGAGTTCTTTGAGATGGGTGAATAACCTATTTCTTTTTAGGTTTTCTAAGAGGCTTTAATGGTTTGATAGTCTTTTTAGGTTTAGGTAGAATTCCCATTGAACTTAATTCATTCTCAGTCCATATCTGAAATCCCCATCCACGATCAGCAGCATAGTTTTGAGCAGCAGCCCATTTATTCATATTTTTCACATAGGTCATACCTTCATTAATATATCGTTTAGATTTCTTACCATTAAATTTTGGTGGAGATGTTTCTTTATTGGGCTTTATTTCTACTAGTACCGTCTTCCCATTTGTATAGGTTATTTTTAAATCCATGAAGTATCTATGGTACTTTTTATCAACCTCATAAAAGTAAGGTATGACAACTTCTTCACTAGACCAACCACTAATGTCTTTATTATCGTCACACCACTTAAAGGCATTACGTTCC